CAATACTTGAATACTTCAGAGATTGGTAGCAGTTTTGTTAATCGTGATTTCTTAAGCACAAGATTGGAGCCACAAGAAATACAATCATTGTTACAACTCTATACCGCTGGTACGATCACACAAAAAACATTGTTAGATCAACTTACACAAGGCGAAGTACTTGGGGACGAGTTCGATGTTGAGGAGGAAATTGAGGCTACACAAACAGGCGGCCTAACAGAAATGCAACCACCAGAGCCAGAGGAAGAAGAGGAGCCAGAGGAAGAAGAGGACGAACCAGAGGCGGCGTAACTGATGGCTTTGCCTGATGCCATTTATAGAAATGCTATTGACCTTAATAGATTTGGAAATAAAGTCTCTACTGATGTTTCAAAAAGGTTTGTAGATATTTGTGTTCAATCGGTTAGGCAACTGGCCGAGCTAGACCGCAAAGGTTTAGGCGATAGTTACCGGGCTGCACGATTGCGTTCTATTGTTGCGCAGCTGGAAAAAAGTCTGAGTAATTGGAAAAAATTTGCCAATACAAATGTAATTAGGGAGTTGCAAGGGTTAGCCGGGGTACAGGCTGGATTTATTGAAAAACAGCTAACGCAAGTCATACCAAGGGGTATGAGGCAAAACATACAAGTTAATGGTATTGAAATATCGCCAAAGTTTGCAGAATCTGTTGTAAGCGTAGACCCTACAAAAATTAGATCAAGGGCTGTTGGAAAACAGTTGGCGGCATTTTTAGGAGAGTCGCAGTTATCAGATAATCTAGGTGCAATAATGACGCTACCCAACGGAAACATAGTACAGCAAGCCTTTGACAAGATTGCTGAGGATTCTGTTCAACTGTTTAGGCGTACGGTTCAAGATGGATTGTTAACCGGGGAAACAACGCCCCAGATTACACGCCGATTGCTAGGCAATAGCAGAGAAGGGGATAACGCCAATATTTTGCAGATGGCACAGAAAGGCGGCATAATGACAACCCCACCTATCAACCAAGTAAGAACCCTTGTCAGAACTAGCATCAACCAAGTTTCCAATAATGCTGCACTTTCTGTTTACCGGGCTAACAGCGACATAACAAAAAAATACAGGTACACGGCAACACTTGATAGCAGAACTACGGCTGTGTGTGGTGCTTTAGATGGAAGGGTCTTTGAATACGAACAGGGGCCAATGCCACCCCAGCACTTCAACTGTCGATCAACAATTATTCCAGAAATCGACTACGACAACTTACCTTTCGACCCGCCACCCACAGGCAGAAAACGAGCTTCAGCAGATGGCCCGGTATCAGCGAATATGGATTATTCAAAATGGTTGTTCTTGCAGCCACAGGCAGTTAAGGCAAGGATACTAGGAGGAAAACTAAACCCAGCCACAAACAAATATGAAGGTGCTTTCAGATATTTTGAAAGATTGGTAGGCAAAGAAGGAGACACTAGAAAGGCGCTATCTAAATTTGTAAGGGCAGATGGCAGCAGAGTTTCTTTGGTGGAGTTGAAAAACAGATATGGCAAACCAGAGAATATCCCAGTAGGGCCACAACCACGGCCAGTAACGGCCAAGCCTATTAGAAGAAAACCAGCACTTGAAACCTATGCACCTACAAAACAACCAAAGATCGCAGTTTCAAGGGGCAAAGATATTGTAGGAGGCAGACTACAAAAACTAGACGGTTTCAGAAAAGATTACAAAAAACTACTTCGCGAACACTCAGATTTGAGAGTAGAAAGAAAGCGTTTGGTAGATAAGATCAATAATTCATATGTTATGAAAGAACGTATTGACGCTAGGGTTGAATACGACAAAGTTGTAACGGCGTTAACAACAAAAAGAGCAAAAATTAGAAATATTGAAAAACAGGGTGCGCTGCAAATGTTTGATATTAGAAAAGAAGCTATAGCAAACTCAGCAGTTACAAGAAAAGAACTTAAGAACGCCCTAGACCAGATTGATTTTACCGGGGACTTAAAAGCCACAAGGGAAAGAATAAAGGGCGAAATGGAGGAGTTCGGCTTGATGTTCAACGGCGCTGGTATAACAAAGAAAGGTAAATTTATTCAAGGTCGTTCAAATCAAATCAAAACAGTACAGGTAAGAAAAGGTAGGGCGCATAACCAGCCTGAGTTCATGGGAACTGAGTTCAGTAAAATTAAAGTACCAGCAACAAGCGAGGGATATTTTGGAGAGAATGACGCAAAAGCAACCCTATTTCACGAAATCGGCCATAGTTTAGAAGGCTTTGAAGAAAAAAACTTAGATTTAGCAGTAGCTTTTAGAACAAAAAGGATAAAAAGTGACTTTCCTGTTAGTCCAAAAAAACTGAAAGGTACAATCATGGACGGCTACGCACAAAGAGAATCAGTTTTGGCAGATAGTTTTATTTCTCCTTATGTTGGCCGACCCTACAAACAAAGAACATCAGCAACTAGAACACCAGCAAACCAGATGCCAAAAGGTTTAAAACCGGGGCAAGAATATGACTCAGCTACAGAAGTGATTAGTATGGGGGTAGAACATTTTAGTGATCCCGAGTCAATGTTTCGTTTGTACCAAGCAGACCCGGAACATTTTTACATGATCTTGTCCCTTACCAGAACTGTTTATTAATGGCTGTCAAACTAAGAATTACAGAAGGTACAGAAAATGCAACGCTAACTTTGCGAACGTCCCCCGGTCTCGTTTCCTTTGCTGGTAGTGAGGAGATTAGAAAAGATATTGAGTTTGAATCTCAGTTTGCTTACAACTCAGTAGGGCATAAATTTAATCTGGCCAGTTGTTTTGCAATGGATTTGTATATTTTTATGGTTGATCTTTTTGACGCTAAAAATGTAGAAATTTTAGAAGGCCAAGAGCAAATAAAAGCTGATGACAAAGAATTAGGTATAATAGAAAAAACTGGAGTTTCCTAATGCCAACACACTACGGAAAAATGGGTATGAAAAAGAAAAAGAAAAAGGGAGGTAAAAAAAGATGACCCCATTAACTTTTTCTGTTGACGGTTCTGACCCTAAACCCGAGCCAGTTTGTCCAATGCCGACAAAGCCAGACTTTGGAAGTATGACAAAGGCGCAGTTAGAAGAGTTTGGCCGTACTATTGGTATTGAACTTGATAAGCGACTAACTCATAAAAAGCTAGTGGCTCAGATCGAGGAAGCTGTCAATGCCTAAGTTAAGGCGTACAGCAAAAGATAAAAAAACCGGGCTACCAAAGAAATATCTTTCGGGAGCTAGAAATAAGGCGGCAAAAGCAAGAGAGATCAAGCGTACCGCCGAAGCCTACAAACGTGGCGAGTTCATAGACATTGCTGCGGTATCACGTTCACGCACAAAACAAGATGTCACAAAAAGCAAGAAGAAAACCACTAAGCGGCGCAATAAAAAGTAGCCTCAAGAAAAAAGCTGAGGGTACAAAGTTTTTTTATGGCGAACTTGCAGAGGTGTATAGAAAAGGGCAAGGCGCGTACCTTTCATCAGGTAGCAGAAACGTCCCAATGGGTGCTTGGGCGATGGGTAGGGTAAATAGCTACATGAGGGGAGACAAGGCCAGAACAGCTGATTCTGCGATATACGCAAGATATAACAAAAGAAGATAATGGCTCCACTTACAAAAAAACAAAAAGAAACTTTGAAGGCTCATTCGGTACATCACACCAAAAGGCACATGAATTATATGGTGCGTAAAATGCGTGAGGGTATGAGTTTTGCAAGGGCGCATAGAATGGCACAGGAGAAAATAGGCAAATGAGTATAAAAAAAGGCGGTCATACTTTCGAGGGCGTGGACAAACCCATAAGAACACCGGGGCATAAGTCGGGAAAGTCTCATGCCGTTGTGATCAATGATGGTGGCAAACAGCGATTGATAAGATTTGGAGCGCAAGGGGCTAGTACAAAACCACCTAGAAAAGGAGAATCAGAGGCAGACAAGGCAAAACGCCGTAGTTTCAAGGCTAGACACGCAAAAAATATTGCAAAAGGCAAGACAAGTGCAGCATATTGGGCAAATCGTGTAAAGTGGAGCTAATATAAAAACAAATTTACCCTGCGGGTTTATGTCAGAAGAAATTAACCAAGAGGCTGCGCCAACTGGTAACAACAACGAAGAGCTACTTTCACAAATTAAGGCTCTCGAAAGTCGCGTTCAATCAATGGACGCAAAAAACAAAGAATTACTAGACGAAAAGAAAAAGTTTCAGAAGCTAGAACAAACGCTCTCCACAATGCCTGATGGTACGGACGTACAAAAACTACTAGAGTTCAAACAAAAGGCCGAGCAAGCAGAACTAGAGGCTAAGGGAAAATATACAGAAGCGCTTCAGGCACGAGATCAGCAGTTCAGGGAGGCAAGTGCAACAAAAGATGAACAGATAAAAAAATTAGAACAAAGAGTAAAAGAGTTGGAACTTATCACGCCAACGGTTTCTGCTTTGGCTGATATTGTCCATGACCCTGACATGGTATTAAAAACAAAACTTAGCCCGGAGCAAATAAAAAGGCGGGAAGATGGAACGGTTGTTGTTGTTGATGGATACGAGGAAACCCCAGTTGCCAAGTGGGCTGAGAGCCTACCAGATT